TCAATTGTATTGCCGTTTTCGTTATTCACATCTGAAAGTGAATTTGAAAAATTGTTTGAAATTACGTCTGGAATTCCTCTTTGCACTATACCACCTGTGGCAAATTTAGGCAGATATTTATTATTTAATTTCCATAAAAAATCCTCTCCGTAATGCTTAACGGCATCTCTTTTTACTACAAATTCACCTCTTGTTAAAAGCGCCGGGACATCATCGCTATTTAAAGGGTCATCACCCGGAATTTTCCCGCTTATTCTTCTAAATCCAGCAATACCACCGCCTGCGTGAGTTTCCACCGTTTTAATATAATGGATTGTGGTTATTGTTTTTGGAATTCTGTTTAAAGCGCTAATTGCGGCTGAAACATCGCTTTTAACTTTTACGGTAGGTTTTAAAGATTTTGCCCTGCTGTTAACCTCATTTAGTTTTTCTTTTGCCTCTGTATTGTCGGCGTAATATTTTATAACCTCTTTTTTGCCGTTAACCTTGTCGTCAATTTCCAAAATTCCTTCAAGCGCCGGTTTTGTGTCTGCGCTTACTTTGATTTTTCCTTTTGTTGTATTGATTTTTTTATCAACCGCATTTACTTTCTGCTCGGCCTCTTTTGTATCGGCTTTAATCTTTTTAGGTTTTTTAATCTGTTTATCAAGCGCTTTTATTTCTTTATCAAGATTTTTAATCGCATTAAGTGCACTGCTTGTATCAATTGTAACTTTTTTGCCCGTCAAAAGCTCTATCATCTGCTTTTCAAGGTTAAGCCTTTGAATTTCTAACTGCAACTGCGCTTTTGTAGCGGTCAGTTCCGCTCTTAACTGCTGCATTTTTTGGGTATATGCCGCTTTTGCCTGCGCTTTTTCTTTTGCGTAATACTCGTTTGTCAGCCCTTCAAGTTTTTTAAGCCCCGCAACTGCTTCGGCGTTTGCCTGTTTTTTGCTTATTACGACTCTTCCGTTTTCTTTTATTTCTTTATTTGCGATAGATGAAACTAAACTTTCATATTCGCCCATATAATGCTTTGCAAGCTCAAAATTGCCTCTTTCAAGCTCCTCTTTTGCCTTTGCATATAAAATATCCGCCCTTTGTTTGGTGTCAATATATTTTTTATATTCACTCGCCCCGCTTAATTGTATATTATGAATTTTGTTTTCAATGCTCTCAACCGCTAAAATTCTGTTGTTTTCAATCTCTTTTAATTTTTCTTGAAGCTCTTTTTGAATCTGTAAAATTCTATTAGCGAGCTCTTTTTCTTTTAATTTCAGTTTTTCTATCATTGAGGAGTGAAGAGATATTCTTTTTTGATAATCTTTTTTCAAATTGTTGAGATATTTTTGCTGCTCTTTTGTAAGTTTTTCAACAGCCCTCTTGGTGTTTTGCGCATTCTCTTTTGCCCCCTCATAAGGTTTTGTGTTTTGGAGTTTCTTATAAAGAGTGTGGAGTATTTTGTTTCTTTCAATTAATTCGTCAATTTCCCTCTCAACAGCCTTGTTGTCGCTAACTCCTTCTTTTTTTAATTTTTTCATTTTTTCAATACGTTTATCGTTTGCCTTGATTAAATCCTGTGTTTCTTTTTTTAGTTTTTTAAGCTCTTTGGCCGTTGCTTTTATTTCTCCCCGTCCGTGAGAAAAATCCATATTCCTTTTAAGCTCTGTTAAAAGAGAATTAAAATCCTTCTGACTGCCGTTTAATGTGTCGGTAGCCTCTTTTAACCTGTTAATTTCTTCGGCATATTCATTTACCTCATATAAAATCACCCCAAGTGTAGCCGCTATTGCTAATAATACAGGATTTGTTGCTTCTAATCCTAAAATCGCTCCCCTTAAAAGTATAAATGCATCTTTAAGGCTTTCAACCGACATTACCGCTCTTGCTATATTTATAACCATTTCGGAGCGCAGCAAAATATTTGCCGCTGTCATAACTACTATTAATCCCTTGTAAATAGCGACTAATTCAATAATAGTTTCAATTAAAGATTTGTTTTTTTCATAAAAATCATCAGTCGTTTTTATAAGTTTTGTTATATCGTCAACTATTTCTTTTAATGTCGGGGCTAAATCTTTTCCTATTGCAATCGCAAGATCACTCAATGCGCTTTTTAATTCTTTCCAGTGCGCTTGAAGAGTATCTTGCATAATCTTAACTTTTTTGTCCGCCAAACCTGCTGAATGGGAAATTTTATTAAAAAAATCAACATATTCGTCTTTTGCATGCTCTATTAAAAAAATAGCGTCTTTTGAGGCTATCTGACCGAAAATATCCTGAATATATCTGTTCCTGGCTTTTTGTGAAAGATGTTCAAGTTTATCGTGAAGCTGTATTAAAACATTTTTAAGCCCTACAAAATTGCCTTTTGCATCATATACCTCTATTCCAAGTTTTGTTAAATCGTCTTTTGCTTTTCCAATAGGAGCTGAAAGTCTTGTTAAAACTTCCGCCAAACCTGTTCCCGCAAGCGTTCCTTTTATCCCGTTGTCCGCCAAAACGGCAAGTGCGGCCGATGTTTCTTCAAGGCTTATACCAAGACTTGCCGCTCTTCCGGCCACATATTTCATAGCTTCGCCCATTTCTGGGATGTCGGTGTTTGCATTTGTGATTGTTGCTGTCATAACATCAACAACCCTTTGTGTTTCACTTGCTTTTAAATTAAAACTTGTCAAAATATTACTGACAATATCGCTTGCCTGCCCAAGGTCTATCATTCCTATTTGTGAAAGTTTTAAAATACCGCCGATTGAAGCTAAAATGTCTTTTGTTTTATACCCGGCCATTGCAAGATATTTCATCCCATCAGCCACCTGTGATGCGGTGTAAATTGTATTTTCCCCAAGCTCTCTGGCTTTTGCTTCAAGCTCTTTAAACTCTTCGCCGGTAGCGCCGCTTATTGCTTTTAAATTGGCCATTTTCTGCTCAAAATCCGCAAAAGTCGCCACAACGTTTTTAGCAACTTCAAAAGCGCCAAAAGCCGCTGCAAGTTTGGTAACGTTTTCGGTAATGTTTTTTAAATATTCGCTTTGATTTTTTAATGCAGCGTTTTCTTTTTTGACATTTGCCCCAAAACCTTTTATTTCCTGTTTTAATCCTTCTATTTCTTTAAGCGCCTGCTTGGTATCGGCTTTTATTTCAATTGTCAAATCTTTACTGGGCATTTCATCTCCTTAAATTAAATTGAAAAACTTTCAACTTCATCTAAATTTACCTTTTCTTTTTCGCTCACAAACTCTTTAAATTCGCTGTCTTTTGCATAATGTGCTATTCTGTTAGCAATAGCGATGTGTCTGATCATCTCCTCTTTTTCTTCGTAAATCTGCTCTATTGCTAACAAAAAAGCACTTAAAGAATATTTTTCCGGGTTTTTATGATTATGTGAGATTAGAAGGGAGAGGAGTTTTAGGATTTTTTTTTATCCGTTTTTTCCCCTTTGTCTGAGAAATGTTTTTTGTTTAACTCTAAAAACTCTTTTTCAATTAAGTTGTAAGCTTCAATTGAAATATTTTTAAAATCTTCATTATTTAAGTTTGAATTATCAACAATAATTTCTTCATTGTTTTTATATTCACCGTTTGCAAGTTTAAGCAGTGAATAAACATCTATCTCATAAAGCTCAACTTCTTTTTCTTCAAACTCAATTACTTTCTTTTCCCTGTAAAACTTCATTCTTCACTCTCCATTCTCAATTAAACAAGCACTTCTTTTTTAATAAACTGCTCGCCCTCAGGTCTCGTTTCGTCTTTAAGCACTTTTCCTTTAAGTGTAATTTTTTGAACATCTTCCGCACTTTTTAAATTAAAATCCCCGTCAAGATTTAAAACCACCCTGAATATATCTGTTTTGCTTGGTTTGCCCTGTGCAGGTTTAGAAACAAACCTTAACGCCACTTCCTTGCTTGTTTCGTTAAGCGATGTAAATTTACCCGCTGTATAAGCATCGTTGTCAAATGTTACTTTTACATCTTTTCCCACTAACACACCGCCGTTTGCAATCTCAACTGTTCCGAAATGATAATCAACGCTGTAATCAACATTTTCAACAGCCGTTTCATTATTGCTTCCGTCAGTGTAAGTAACAGTAACGTTTTTAACATTATATTTACCAAGCTCATACACCATTGCGCCCTGCGCTGCGCTTATATCCACTTCCTGATTTGTAGCCGCCGTTTGAACGGTTTCAGTGTAATCGCCGCTGAATGCAAGGGCTAAAACTTTTGGATTTAAATCAGCAGTCTGAATTGAAACTTCCGCGCTGATTGATTTTGTAACTTCCAAATCAGTTGCAAGCATAGCCCCTTCGCTGTTTTGATGTTCAACCTTGTCTATTTTAAAGTTTATTCCCACGCTTTCAGTTGCGGCAAAATATTGAAAATTGTCACTTTCAGGAAATTTAACATAAAGCTCGCCCCCGCCTAAAAAATAGTTTTTTGCAAAATCTCTGTTAACAGCCATTCTTTACTCCTTAATTTGTAATAATTCTTACGAATTTTTGTTGTTTCGGCTTGAATTTCATAGTCCAGTTAGCCTTGTTTTTCAAATCACTAAGCACAGGGGACATTCCGCTTTTTACATAGCTCCATCCGACCGGATGTAATACAAAACCTTTCCTTGAAATTAAAACAGTGCTGCCCGCGCCTTTTCCTTTTAGCGGGTTTCTGTAAGCTTCTAATACCGGCATATCACCGCCGAGTGTTTTGTCCGCATATGCAAAAATCCCGCTTTGAGCAAGGATGGTTGTGTATTTTTTCTTGTTTGTTCCCTGAATTACAGGAAGCAAATCATTCACAACCACTCTGTAATTTCCATACATCTGAATAGGTTCTGCCCCGACTTCTGTTGGCTGGATTGTTTCAATCAGGTTTTGTTTTTTCAAATCCGCATACACTTTGCTATGAACAAACATAAATTTAAATTTATCCTGATAATCCCCAAGAAGTGAAGCCCCGTCAATTACGATGCCCGCATTAAGAATTACATCTGGTTTATCTGTGCTGTCATCGCTTACATCTAGTGTTAGAGCACTTCCCGCTTTTTCTGCTATACCGCTTAAAGCTGCTACCATTCTTTGCTGTAAATCCCTTCCCCAGTAATTTCCTAAAATATTTCTTAAAACTTTTGCAGGGTCTTTTTCCCTTGCTATTTGATTTACAATATTTGCATAAGCATAAGCCTTGCTGTATAACCCAAGCACTGCGAATTGATTATCCCAGCTTACTTTATCTGTCGGAATATCTGTATCGCTGTCATCCATTACGTTTGGCTCTGTGTAATCCGGCTCATCCACATAAGGAAGCTCAAATTTACTTCCCGCACTCATACTGTTAACTACACTTTGAAGCTCTGAATTTGTCCTGATAATCCCTGAATTTAAAATGTTTTTTAATACAGGCGCTTCGTTAATTAAACTTGTGGTCCATAACTCGGCCTGAAAAATATCCTGAATCTGAATTTTAGCCATTTATTCTCCTTTAATTTTTAAACTGCCCTCTTAAAAGTTTTGCGGTTAAAGTGTCTTCTGAGAATTCTCCACTATTTCCTCCAGCACCGCTTCCGGCGTTTCCTTTTGGTTTTAAAAGATGCGGTTTTTCTTCAAAAAACTTTTTAACCCCCTCTTCAAGAGGCAATCCGTCTTTAAATTTTGTTTCACCATCAATTACATCTATTTTTGATTTTAAAACCTCTGCTACAATATCTTTGTCAATTACATCATAAGAGCCTAAAACTTTATTCAGGGCGTTTTCAATCCTTAAAGCCTTACTTGTTGTTTCAAGCTCCGCAAGTTTTTTACTTAATTCCTCTTTCTCTTTTTTTTGAGCCTCTAACTCTTTTACAAGCTCTTTTTTGCCTTCTTCTTTTGCCTTTTTTATTCTTTCATCCAAATTTTTAGCCTGCTCTTCAAGCGATGTTTTTGATTTTGCAACCTCTTCGTATGTCTGATTTAACTCTTTATATTTAACTCTCCACTCCGCAGCTTCATCTCTTAATTTTTTAAGTTCTTTTCCTAAATCATCATCAATCGCCTTTGCCGCTTCTTCACTGATTTTTCCTGCCCCTAGCAGTTCCTGTAAAATTTTTAACATTTTTCCTCCTCACGAGTTTTGCTAATTGTAAAATCTTTAACACTCCTTTTTTGGAAAAAAGCGGACATTTTTAAATGTAAAATTTAATTAATACACCAATCACAAGGATAACAATGATTTACGAATATGATGACAAATTTTTAACAGACGGGGTTGAGAAAAGCGAAATAGAAAACATTGAAGCCGAAAAATATAATTTTGTGCTAAACAAATTAAATGTTAGCGATAATTATTATCTTGAAAAAATGACAAAATCGCTTGTTTATATGGAACTTGCAAAAAAAAGCCTTGAAAGCGAGGGAATGAAAGCCAAATATGAAGTGTATAAAGCGGAATATTACCACTTCCTAAATCTTGCAAAAGCGACAGGAAGCGGAGTGTTTAATATGAATATAACAAGGGGTTAAAATGATACAAATTTATCCTATATTACAACAAATCAAAGAAGTTTTAGAGCCTTTAAACTTTAAAAGTCTTAAAATAGGTCTTGAAAAAGGAGCGGATAAAGCTCTTAACTGCCCTTTATGTAGAATAGTCGTAGAAGAAGAGATTGACAAAGGAATTTTGAGCGATTTAATTGTTCAAATTATAATTGGCCTTGATGTAAAAAACGATTATGAAGCACTTTACAATGATTTTTTTGAGCTAAACTATAAGATAAAATCGGCTCTTTTTAAACTTCCTCATAAAATAGAACTGCTTAACACAATCACCGATGAAGACAGACTAAACACTATAAAAGCGGGGATTATAAGAGCTAAGATAAAAGATTTAAATCAAATGTAGAATGGAGAATGGAGAATGAGGATTGAATTAAAGTATTTAGAGGAGACTTTTAAAAATTTAGAAGAAATAGATAAAGCGAGGATAAGCCGAGCTATTAAAAACATTACTCAGGATGTTTATGAAAATGTCCGCTTCTACGCAAAGCCACACAACAAAACAGGAATGATGGAGCGAAATATCCACCATAAAGTCAAACCTCAAGCCGGTATCGTAGAGATAACTAACAACAATATGCTGGTTAACTGGAAAGGCAAAAGAATTAATTATGCAAATTTTGTTTTATTTGGAACAAGACCGCACGAAATTAAACCAAAAACAAAAAAAGCGTTAAGGTTTTATTTTAAAAATTTAGATGAATTTGTTTATAGAAAAAGTGTTCATCATCCGGGATACAGAGGAGATGATTTTATGTATAAAGCACTTCAAAAAACACTTTCAAAACTTGATAAATTAGTTAAGGAGTAAATATGTATTTTTCTTTTTGTTTAAACAATTGGATCTTTGCAAAAGAAGCATACGAGGGAAGCGAAGGATTTGCAGATGGAAGCTATATTGATAAATATCCCCGTGAAAGTGATGAAAAATATACACAAAGACAGAAAATAGCTTATTATACAAACCTTTTTGCTCCAAAGGTTAATAGATATATTGGCTATTTATTTAAACAAACACCGACAAGAACCTCAAACAACAGTTTAATTAAAAAAATATTTGACGATGTAGACAACAGAGGGGATAATGTTGATGTTTTTATGTCTAACTTTGCTAAAAACGCAAAAGTGAGAGGATGTAATTTATTACTTGTTGATATGCCTAAAAATCTGCCCGCAAGCTTAAAAGAACAGATTGACAACAGAATTTTGCCTTATTTTGTAGAAATCTTACCCGAAAAGGTGATTGAATACAAATTAGACAGCTTTGGAAAGACGGAATATGTAATGTTTAACGATACAATTGACAATTCAACAACAAATGAAATAAACATTACACAAATTATAAGGTATTACGACAAAACGGAATGGAAAATCCTTGATGAAGACAACAATGTTATTGAGCAGGGCTCTCATAATCTTGGAGTGTGCCCAGTTGTTATTTTTTCTGAAACAGGCGAATTCCCAGTTATCGGAGAATTTACACAAATAGCAAACCTCGCCAAAAGACATTATAACTTACAAAGCGAACTGGATGAAATTTTAAGAAGTCAGACATTTAGCATTTTAACTATACAATCCGACAGCCCAAGCGATGTGGAAATCAAACTCTCAACAGACAATGCAATCGCCTATCAAAAAGATGTAACACGTCCTGAATTCATTGCTCCGCCGTCCGCCCCCGCTGAAATATATCAGGAAAAAATTAAAGAAATAGAAGCCCAAATTGATAAAATCGCTTATGATGTTTCTACAAATCAGGCACAGGAAAGCGGCATTGCGCTTGATATTAAATTTCAGGGGTTAAATAGTAGTTTATCTAATTTTGCAATCAGGTTAAACGACCTTGAAAACAGGGCTTTTGACATAGTTTGCAGGTATTTGGGCATTAATAACGATATAACAATAACCTATCCTAAAACATTCAGCATAATTGACACCCAAAAGGAAATTGCAATTTTGGAAGAGATGAAAAACTTAATCAATTCCCCGACTTACTTTAAACTAAAAGCGCTTCAAATTATTTCAAACGACTTAAACACAATAGATCCAGCTGATTTTGCGGTTATTGCAAGCGAAGTTGAGGACAGTTTTAAGGAGACTTAAACTTCAACATAACCTTTTTTCTTTTTCTCTTCTTTTATTCTTCTTAAATCTTTTTCAAGCTCTTTTTTTATAGTTTTTTCATCCGCTAAATTACGGCTTTCTAAACCAATATATAGAAATTTTATTTTTTCTTCTCTATTCATTTTATCAAAAGGACTAAACACTTTCATTTAATACTCCTC